ATTGATTTGAAACCAGTTGCCTTGCTACCATCAGCGTGCATTCCATTCATACCCCACACACTTCTTAGTGATAGGTTAAATGCGTATGGTGATGCTGAGTCAACAGTATCAATCTCAGTCTTAACTGTTATGTTAGTACCTACTGCGTTTCCAGTAGGTTCTCCCTGCATCTGATAAGTAAATACATTACCTGATGCTGATGTGACGGTGAAACTGCCGTTATACAACGAAGCATCGACTTCCGATTGTGGACCAGTTGATCCAGTAACACCAGAGATGTTAATGTTAACACCAACAGAGAATCCGTGGTCTCGTGGGTTGTCGAATTCATCAACCGTAACTGCTGTTGCGGTTTGTCCATTCCTTGTAATTTGTAGGATACGATATTCATCAGAAATCGGACCAACGATTCTGTTTTCCTCAACCCTTGCCTGAATTTGGTCAGTTGATGGGTCTCCAGAGGTATCAGGAATTGTTGCGAATGCTTTAGATACTTTCTGATAGTATATTTCTAAGTCTGTTCTCTCTAGTATGTTAGGTACAGCAGAGTAATCTGCGTTAGGTACAGTACCACCAGAAATAAGTGTTGATAGTGTATTCAAACCATCTGCAAACTCAAAACATGTGAGTCTATGGTGTGAATACTTAGGTGCTAATGTGCTTACAGAGTCAGGTTTGAAATATACACCTTCCTCAGCACCATCAAAGAATGAGAATTGCCAGAAGTAAGTACCACCAGTTACCTTGAAAATTGCTGTCCGAGGTGGAATCTGTGCTTCTGTGTTAATACCTTGAGCAGGTAATGTTGTAGGATATGGGACATACTTAGGAATAATCTTAGTACGTCTGAGGTCAGTACCAATGACTGAACAACCTCTTGGGACTATAACTCCTCCTTCACAAGAGTTATACTTATATAATACGTTATTTGGTGACGTTAAGTCTAAGTTAGAGTTAGCATCAATAGGAGCAACGTTTGTGTATAAAACATCTCCTGGTCTGTTATCAATCTGATACTCAGCAGGATAAAGCATGATGCTGAAAGCATCAAACTCGTCATTACTTAAACCTACTCTATATGAAAATCTTGCTACCTCAAGAAATGCCCTTTGTAATGATTTAAAAGGACGCAACGCCGAGTTACCCCTATTATCAATAGCATCAGAGGCATCGAAGTCATCAGGGTTGACGTAAATAATACGTCCCGTGCGGGACGTAATAATATTCTTTAGTCTAGTTAGGGACATTTCCTATTTACTTTCTAGTTATTTATTTGGTCATCAACCACTGCCACCAGCGACGGTTGCATTAGGATCGAAGTTTCTAGTTACGAATGCAGTTGAAGCATCCTCAAATCCAACAAGAGTAGCAACGTTGTTAGCAGTTGCATTCTTAATAATAAGTCTCTCGCCAGGTCCAATAACAAGTTGATTGATTTTAGCAATCGCATTATTGCCGAGTGCTACCCCAACAGCAATCCAATGCTTATCTTCTACAGCAGTTGTTGCTGTAGTAATACTGGATATTGTACAAGTTGTACGAGTCGCAGTACCAAGTTTAGGATTATCTAAGAAAGTATGACTTGTAGTAAAGTCAGCAGAGTTTTTACCCTTAATGACTTTCAAAGATGTGCCTGTATAATCTCTGACATAACCATATGCTGAGGTTGTTTGACCAGTAACAGTATAAGTTACACCATTGAATGTAAATGTGTCAGTAGAGTTTGTCCATGACCCTTCAATATCATATACCCAGAAAGAAGTATATTCATAGGTTGCACTAATGGTAATTAGACGGTCACTACCACCATAACTTGAGTTAGCAGCAGTACCAGTAGTACCTTCATAGAAGTACATATTGGATGGAGGTGACGCATTCGCAGACCAGTCATACTGGACATATGCTCCAGCATTTCCTGGTGTACCGTTTGTTGTCTTACCAGTAGTATATTCTGTGCCATCATCAGAGTTACCAGCAGTACCATCAGGTCCCCACTCACCATTAACTGTTACAGATACATGGAAATCTTTCGATGCCATTGATGCGTCAGCAACATTAAAACGATAAGTCCTGTCTCCAAACTGTGTAAAGGTTGTGCCCTTATACATGTCGTAAGTACCACCAGCAGTTGTTGTAGAGAATACAAAACTGTTTACTCCAGTAGCAATACCACCAGTAGAAATAGTACCTGTTGCACCACCACTTGATGTAACACTATCACCAGCAGCATATTCATTTGCTGATCCAGAAAGAGTTGTAGGACCAACGTAAACTATTGTGCTACCAGACCCAGAAGTTGTTGCGTAGATGGTTGAAACAGCAGTGTTACCACCAGACCCTTCTGTTAAAGTTTCTCCAACTGCAAATGTACCAGTAGTTGATTCAAGTGTTATTGCACGAATCAATACTGATTTAACGAATATCTCCGTATAATCTGGAGTATAGAAAGACTCAAACTTAGCAGTCTTTTCATTCGTCATGTTTGTGAGGAGTGTTCCTCCAGTTAAACCAGCAGCAGTTGTAATTGCTGTTCCAACTGTAAATCTATATCCTGTAATAATATCTCCCTTATGAAGCAAGTAAGTAGATGCTCCAACAGCGAGATCTTGGTCATAATCTTTTATGGCAACATTATATGCTGCACCTGTGCCATCGTTGGCGATTGTTAATGCAGCAGAAGCAGAAGTTGAAACGTCACATTCATACAGCACAGCGTTGCTGTTCCCCTGTTTATTCTGTGCAAGTATTCCTTGATTTGCCATGAGTTTTAATGTTTATGATCCTGCGTAGAAAAATTGTTGTTGCCTAGTGCGACCTGTTAAGTTAGCAGCACCAATACCAGCACCAAACGTAACATCTTCAAGAGTTACGTTTTCAGTGGACAGTAGTGTAGCATCAGCATCAGGAAACTTAATAGTTCTTGGACCAGTGAGATTGCTTACATCTAAAGTCGCTTGACCGATTATGTTACCAGTCTGTTTGAAGACAGGTGCATAATGTGTCTTATTATATAAGTCTTGACTTGCTAGTGCCGAGACTATTGTATTCATTCCACCTGAGTTATTTAGATTGTTTGTAGGTGGGAATTGAAATGTTTCATTAGATAATGAGTTTTGATTTGCAACACTGAATGTTATCTTCTTCGTTGTCGTCGTTGGGTCTTGTAAAATAAGAGTCTCAACACTCTTGTTTTGAAGAACCTGAGTTGCATCAGTACCTACTAAGGTAATAGCAAGGTCAGGCATTGTGATTGTCCTGTTTGCTGTTAATGCAGACGTATTCCAGATAGCATAGTTTGTTGCTGTCTCAGCGTCAGCAGCAAGTTTAAGATTAACAAGTGTTTTACTTAATACTGTTTGCTCTGCTTTTGTATCTAATAATGTGGATGAAGTAGCAGTAGGTTCAGAAGTAGTTGTTACAGTACCACCATCAGGTAAGAAGTATGACCTTCTAGTAGCAGAAGTAATTGCCCAGTTAATCTGGAAAATTGCTTCTTCAGTATTATCTGTAATAACAAAATTATCCTCGTCAATGAGGATAGTCTTATTCCTTAGTGTCTGTTGTGTATCATCACCAACTAAAACTGTGCCATTACCAGAAGTAATAGCAGGTAGTGTCATAATTCTGGTATTAGTACCAGTACCAACGTTACTTACCTCAAATCGTGCTTTCGGACCTTGAGCATCTTCCAATACGAAAGATCCATCTGCCATAACAAATTGACCAGTTACTTTAACTGCTCCTGTGCCTTTAGGTGCGAATACTATATCAGCATTGTCCGCAGTATCATCAAGTGCCGTAATATACAGTGAAGAATATTCCGACGCATTTAATATACGAGACATATAAAAACCACCATCACCAAAGGTCATCCCTAATTGGTCATAGGCAGTTTGATAGAATCCAGTATCTCTGTCCAAATCAAAGGATATACCAGGAGCATCTTTAGTACCCTGAGCAACACCTTTAAAGAGTTGATTTACTTTTGCTTTTCGGTTAGGAATCAATGGGTCAGAAACAACAACTGGAAGAATTGCTTCTCCAGACAGGTTAGCATCTGAGATTGTTTCTAACTGAGATATCTTTTTAGTTCCCACGAATCAAATACACTATTGGCTACAGGTCTATTTATACGGATAATCAATCGGTCCGTAACCGAGTAGGTGCTCATATAATCCCATTGCTTTCTGAGACTGACCTTCGTGATACTCTACGAGTTCTCTAGCACAGGCAAGAATCTCGTCATATGCTTTTTTATCGTCATAAGTATCATCATCGATATACTCCCTGAGACATTCAGTTATACGTTCTCTAGGGAGTTTCGCATAATCATAATTAACTTCCATCGTAGACTCCTCCGTCAGGATCCTTGTCATAGTCATCCTTAACAGGATTTTCTATTTGTTTGGTTGTCATACCGTGGTCAACAGTGTAAACACTGGGGTCAGCATCAGGTTCATTCAGCAATGCTGGATTATCATTTGGCATCTCGTATATCCTGGTGTAAACGTTCAGTTGCACGTAGTTTTTCTAGTGCAGCAACAACTTCAGGAGTTTCATCCCACTCCCAAATTTGATTATGTTGAGGGTTTTTCTTTTCGATTGTGTGACTTTTTTTCATCCTTCTTCTGCTGTTTAATTCTTTTCTTCACCATTTTAGCATAATATAAGTCAGATTCGCTATACATTTCTGGATGTTTTTTAGCTATCTTAATAATCCGTTTGGCGGCCTGTTTGTCGGTTAGGTCCATATTCTAAAAATTGTATTCTAGGTTGATCGTGTATCTTTATGATTATGGTATCCATGATTCGATTAAAAGATTTGGACATCTGACGATACCCACTACCAACATAAAGTTGACCTGCACAAACTGCAACTGTTGCTGTGCCCCAGAACCAATAATACCATTGTGTTTTCACTTGGTGGTTACGTTTTCCCATAATAAAACTCCATTTTTTACATATTATAACATACGTGTAAAGGTATTTATACCCCTTTACAGGAGGTTAAGATTTTACCCTTTATCCTGGAATACTAACCTAAATAATGGTAGACTTAAGGAGGTAAAAGATGTAACCAAACCTTCTATATTATGAGGTTAAAGTTAAAGGTATGGAGAAAAACGATGCATAACGCAATTTCAAAGAATCAACTAGCAGACTGGAATCATATGGATCATGCAACAATGCAAGATCAACTATTAGACGATTACTACGAATGCCTAGTTGAATGTGTAGATGAGCAAAACTCTTGTAAGCGAGTCTGTAAAGAAATTCTTATGTATCCAACGTAAAGTCAAAAAAAAGTCACGTTAAAACCCCTCGCAAGAGGGGTTTTTTTAATGGTTAACTGTCCTATCCCATATTCCTTTAGCGTGCTTATTATGCTCGCATAGTTTCTGTGCCCATACTCTCTCTTCTAACGTTACTTCTCTATTGAGACGAGTTTTACAAGCAATTATTTGAAGTCTTAATCTATAATCCTTACTTAGCATGACGAGTCTTGTTTGAGATAATAATGCAGTCATTCTCATAGTCTGCTTTAAAATCTAAGACATCTTCGTGATTCCAACATAGTTCGCCATACAATGCGTTAAGCGTTGCCATGTCTTCGTATAAATCCGTGGGTTTTTCTTGCATCACTTCTGCTTAACCTCATATTCGATTGTTATCTTTTTAGAGGATCTACCCATTGAATTTAAGGTGGTAGTCCGTGTGGCAGTGCCTCCAAGTAAAGCAGCAATTTGCAATATCTCAGAAATCAATTCACCTTCATCCATGTTTTCTGTTGTCATATCCTTGGTATGTATTTAGCTCCTTGCTTGACTAATGGCAGAACATCAGATTCAACCTTCTCTACAATGTCATCAATAACATTAACATCCAAATCCATAAATGGAGGGATAATACCTAAGATTCGTAACAATCCATCAACAAATAATGCAAGACATATAAAACCAAGAATCATACTAATAATCGTAGCATCACGATTATGTTTTGCCATTGATAATCTATCAACCTCTTTTGCTTCTGCCAAGGCATTTGCTATAAGTTGGTCAACTTGCTCCTTAGTATAGGTAAGTTGAGGGACGATCTCACGGATCTTGTCTTCAGACATTGTAATCACGGTTAAAGCAATATTGCTCCAATAACGAAACCTTTGCCAAAGGATAACACGAGCATTTGGTAGTCTGTTAGATTGAATTTATCTTGGATTTTCTTCGCTAAATTGCGATCCCAAGTAACAACCTTATCGAAATACTTTTTAATCATAGCATACCTGTCAAGTTTTAGGGGTGTTCCAGTTTTGTGATCCTCCACCTTCCCAAGGGGAGTGTTTCTTGATGTAATCTACATCACTCTGAGCATTTTCAGATCCACCTACATGAAATGGATTGTTTCTTGCTGTTGCAATTCGATACATCTTTTCATGCATCGTTATTTCTTCTTCTTTTTTTTCTTCTTTATCTGTTGCCATTGGCCAATTATCATAAGGGTGGGGAGGGTCGTGAAACCACTCGTCATATGGTATTTTATCGGGTGCAGGATAAGTCATTTCTTATTGGATTCCCATTTACCTGTTTTCTTATTATATTTCTTTACTTCTCCTGGTCTTAGTTTGCTAACTCTTTTCTTTGCTTCTAATGCATCTTTTGTAAATTCTTTCCACTTCTTTCTACCATGCGTCATGACCAGTCTATCTTTTTCTAATCTCTTCTGATCAGCAGCACGTTTTTCCCGATACTTCGCAGTATCGAATGTGTCACCGTATTTTTCACTGATATTTTGCATTGAATTCCTTAAATGATGATTGACAATCAGGTGGGTCTGGATACTTGTATCCTTTGATCTTCATCCATTTATTATGCATTGCACCTAGTATCCAAGATTGAGATAGACTCTTAGGTCCATTCTCTAACAACTCAAGTTGTTTCTTGTTACTTGTGTATGCTTTGTATTCTTCTCTCCAGTTAGAATCATCAAAGTCTACCATTCAAATTTCCTCCTTTTCTTCCAGTCTTGATACATCTCACCAAACTTCATACCTTCATGTGATTTGATTTCACCTGTTAGTATTCTTTTTTGGTCTTCAGTGAGTTTCACCATTGTAGCATATTCTTTAGGAAATTGTCCAATTTCCTTTGAAATCTCTTCAGGGGTCATTTGTAATGATATGAGGGTTTGTTGGTCTTACCAAGTTTACCACTGCGTACCTTAGTACCAGAGGTTTCACCATCCCCTTTAGGATGTTTACCTGGTGCAGACTTACCAATGTTTGCTGACTTTCCTGGTTTTTTAGACTCAGTGTCATGCAATCTTGCTGGTTTGTCCTTGTCTTTGGTAATAACGGATTCTTGCCCGTGTTTGCGTCCTAAACGACGCATTGTTTTCCCAAATCTACGTTTAGACATTTTATCAGGTTTTGATGTCTGATAGGAAACCTCTCGGCCAGTTTGTCCACTGCCATACTTGTATTCCCCTACACCTTTTTTATACCCGATACCCTTCTTTTTGAGATCTTTTTCAAGACTCTTTCTCTTCTTACGATTTCCTGACTCACTATCTCCACGGTCAGCAGAAATATTCCCAGTTACCTGAGTTTTTGATTTCTTAAGCATCCTAGCAGTAGGATTGCCTTCCATGAATTGCTTGTAAGTCTTCATCTTCGTAATACTTTTATCATTGGTATTTATATTATCCACCTGCTAATGCGTCATAATCTTCGTCTGTATAACTATCTAACTCAAGTAGGACTTCCTTATGATACTCTGCAGATCTTCTGATTGCATCGTAACATTTTTCTAATTCTTCCTTCTTTTCTTCTGGTGTCATTACCATTTACCGATAGGACAGTGCATTGAAGGTATTCTGACTTTAATTGGCATAATACAACCACATTGACTGCAAATGCTTAATCTTTGCAAATGCTCACACTTCTGACATATACCCATCCTAGTATTTGCTTGTCTAGGAGCAGGTCTATTACTCAGAAAGTCCTTAATCTCATCCATTTAATCTTTTAACCATCATTTTAGTCATCTTCTTGATTTGGCGCAAACGTGCAGACGCAGCCTTGGACTTGGTGTTGCGTCCCATCTTTCTAGGTGACTCATGCTTCTTCAGCAGCATCGGTCTTAGCCTCATCGAGTGTACTATTTATGAATTCCTTACGAAACTCTTGTACCTGACTAAGAACTTCATCATCGACAGGTGGTCCTGATTGCATTACAGGACATAAAAGTGCTGTTGCACCATCAGGACGTTTTATCCTCCATACAGTGCGGTTTCTTTCACACATCGTGAGAAGGAAGGACAAATTACTACATGCTTCCTGCTCTGATACATCTTGAATCTCGTTCATAATACTGCAAATTGATAGGTACGAATTTCTGCCTCGGTAACTTCCTCTATGGCAGCAATAGTTTCAGCAAATCCTTCAGCACCTTCTTCGTCCCATTTCCATTCCACCTTTTTGAGCTCTCCCTCATCTGATGCAATGGTAATGCTACGCTCTGATAGGTTGATTACTATCGAGGTGACTTCGGAATCCACAATCATGGGTATATATCGGATATCTGGATTATAACACAGGTGTCAAGTCAATTCAAGTATATAGTCTTTGCAACGAGTTTCATGGTTTTCTTTGCTGTAAGGGTCATTGGACCATCTGTAGCATTCATAGTAGCAGAGACTTTAGCATCCATTGCATATGCTCCATCTTCTACATCGATTGTATATCCACCCTTCTCAACAGTATGAGTAGCACCACCAGCAGCACAAGTCATCATATATGGACCTGGTGTAGTAATAGAGAATGGAGGAATCTTAGAAGTTTGTGATTCAATCTGTTTCCAGTTGATTGGACCACCTACATTAGAGAAACGTCCACCAGCAGGTGCTTTAGGATCTAAGTAATTTAAGTTTTCTGTTAATGAGCAAGCATTGAATGTAATAGCATTACCAGCATTAACAACAAATTCTCCTGGACTATATGTCTGTGTCTTATATGTGCTCTTGAAACTAGATCCACTAATAACCATATCACGAGCACCTAACTCGAAATTGGTCAAATTGAGTTTTAATCCACTACCAGCAAACTGTAAATCAACGTCACTACCAAAGGAAACTTGGTGTTTCTGGATTTTACCAGCAGATCCTGCTTTTTTACCATTCTTATCAACCTGTTTTGCAGCTCCCTGAGCATTAAATGCCATCATTCCACCAACAGTAACATGCATGTCACCAGTAACGTGTAAACGATAGTCACCTTCAATAGTACGACAATAATCTCCATCAACTGTCTTACATTCGTCACCATGCACTTCAAGAGTATGGTTACCTGCATAAGTTGAGTGGTCTGCAACTAAATTACCCTCATCAGTCTCAGAATTACCACCAGTTGCTTTTTTAGTCTGAGATCTAACAAAATCTGCTAAGTCTTTATCACTTATATCTGGATTTTTCTTTCTTGCTTCCTGTTTTGCCTTATATTGTGCTAATTGAGCATTATTTTGCTTAATTGAGTGGAATGTTGACCCAGATGCCTTTTTAGTAATAGTTGCTTGTCTACCAGGTGTGCCCATTTGAGTTTCATAAGCACCACTAACATAATTAGTCGCATCAGTTAAATATGGGTCTGCTTCTGCCATAAAGGAATCGAGGAAACCTCCTCCACCACCCTGATCTGCTTTTCCATTCTCACAACTACCTTTATCTGAACCTAACAAATTCCTTAAATTGGCTAATTCAGCAGGAGTACAAGCAGTAGTCCCGAAGAATGGTTGCCAACCTACATTATCACCACCATTATTTGCTGACCTATCACAACTTGGTTTTAGCTTTGTAAAGAATAATGCCAAAATACCTGCAAATAAACCACCAGCACCAGATCCAGTAGGAGTAGCAATTTCGTTAATATCGAATTTTTCATCCATAATACCTGTGCCTGATGCCCACTTTTCCATAATACTACCAATTCCTGCTTGACCAGAAACTAGACCCTTAACTGTTTTAAGAATACCACTAAGATTTGAAAGCATTGATTGTACACTACAAACAATGGAATCTAAAGTCTTTTCAAGACCTTCTGTTGCCATTTGTGCTTTTGAAAGGACTCCATTTAACTGACTCTTAATTAAACCCTCTATTGTAGAAATTGGAGATGAAATAAGAGAAGCAAGTTGTGCATCTAGTCCACAAATCGACCCTAATAATGCTTGTAATGCTTGCTCAACAACTTTGAAACTTTCGTTAGGAACACCTGTAAATGAATTCTTAAATGATGCTTTTTCAATTTTTTGGACTAAATCGTCTAATTGCATCCTCATAGCAGAAATCACCTGAGAGAATAATGCTCCAAGGTAATTTTTCATCTTTCCTGTCAATTTCTCCATCGTAACCAACTTACCTTCGACAATATCGATAAAATCGCCATTATCGGTTTTTACAAGTTGACTAGCAGATGTAGAAATATCCTCTATAAGGTATCCTAGCTGATATTCCATAGTTTTGTATGGACCGCCTACACCGTTAGCAGCAGGAATTGGGTCTTTTGGACTTCTTGGTTTTTGGGGATTACTGCTACTTCCTGCCTGTCCTGGCTTATTTGCATTATTAAAAGGTGCACCAAAACTACCTGGTTTAACAGTTTCATTCTGTGGACCAATAGAGACAGAATTGGACTCTGGAGGTTCTCCAGTATTATTCTCCATTACGTTAGATTCACCAGGAGGCAATGTTGCTGGATTTGGTGAAACACCGTCTGGATACTCTTGTGATGAAAATATAAACTTCTTCGTTTTCTTCTTATAACCAATATGTGACCTCATGACACCCATAACAAGAGGCATTTGAGCATCTTGACCGTCCATGAAGAATCCCATGACAATAGCGCCAGGTTGCAACCATCCGCTAGATTTACCTAATCCCCAAGATCCTGCTTGGTCTGTAGGCTGCAAAACAGTTGCCCAAGGCAAATCTTCGGTTTTTAGCTCTGTAGCAGTACCACCTTTTGGAGTCGTATAGTAGTTTAAGACTCTACACTTAACACGACCAATTTGAAGTGGATCTTCATTATCTTCAACTTCGCCAATCCACCAATAAAATCCATCCTTCCCTACAAAGTTAGTAGTAGATTCATTCAGTATATTGTCAACGTTGTTCGTACTAACTGTCATGAAACCAATGTTTTTAGATATTTATGGAAAAACCCTACAGGTGAAAAAATATGCCGAGTTTTTTTCCCGCTTTTCTGGGAACTAAAAGTCGAATTATATATGCGACTTTGTTTTATTCAACCTGTACATTTCATCACCCCCGAAAACTTTTAGTCCTCCAGGGGTGACTGCTTTGTCTTTGCTTTCGTAAACGTCTCTAGTTATTCTAACTTCAGACGTAACAATACCACCAGCAATGATACATTCATCACCGATGACTCTGCCATTCCATGCTTGGCCATCCCAAGTGAATATCATATCACATTTGGGATTGCGTGTCCAGTCTAAATTATAATTTTCTACAACAATCCTATTGGGTGGGTGCTCCACCATCCTGTGATACTTCTCTCGATATGGTTTGTCTGGTCCTTCACTCCTCTTCCATTGCTTAGAGTGGTATCCTCCTTCGATTTTCTCCCAAAGGAGGAACACCTGACTAAACTCAGTAGGAAATGATTGGGCTTGCCTTTTGTTATTATAAAATCCTAAAAGGTAAGTCTCAAATTCATTCGTCAAAGACTTTACATTCGGGCTCACTTGGATGCATTTCACAGAATAATTCTATACAGTTGGGATCGTGATGATCTCCTGCTACAATCTCGTCGTGATGATTATGCTCATACACTTCTAAATCATGTAGCTCCTCTTTAATATGCCTTCTTGTTTGAGGTGAAATTTGAGGATCAGCTAGCACAGCTCTATCATGTTCTATGTGTGCTTCAATTGTTTTCATAGGAAGTTACCCCTAGTTATACATTACTATTTAGGTAACGGAACCGAGTCTCTCACTAACATCAGCTCAGTATAAAGAGTTTCGTCAGTATATTTGTGACGTATTCCTGAAATAACATACCTTCCACTGTACTTGTAGTCTGTCTCCATCCTACTACCCACTGGCTTTGTCTTAGGAATACGAATCTCAACTCCGTATCCTGAGTATAGGTCAAGATTACCTGGAACGACAACTAATAACTGCACATTTTTCAGGGATTGCACACGTAAGTGCTGATAAGACTGCAAATATGGTATCTCATCATAGTTTTTTGATTCTTCTCTTACAGTACCACCAAAGGTAAAACCTCCTACCTTCCAACGAGGTCTATCATACATTCTGTTAGGTAGAAAATCATATCTAATTCTCTTAGGGTTCTGTATTAATTTCTTGATGTCTTCATCATATGTTTCAACAGGATTTTTAGAGGTTGACTTACCTACATGAGACATCTTACCCCAGAACTCACTGATGTCATACTCATGAGCATGAGTAGCAGTCAACATATCTTTTGATATCTTTCCGTTAGCAAACATGTTAGGGTCAAACCCTACACTAAACCCAGACCATGCACCTTGTCTTAGTCCTGTTAGGTAATCTCTATCAGCAGGGAATACTATCCCTTCAATCTTCATGTCATCGTTTGCTTCATCACCTGACTTCTTAGGTGCGTAAGTATATTCATATAGTTTTGCCTTACCTGCATTAATATCAGTCTCTTGTTCAAATGACTGTTGATTAACATCGTCAATCATCTTATCAATAGACTTAAAGTGATACCCCATTATGTTTTCCCAGAATAGGAAACCATTTTGTTTTGCATCCTTTGCACCACCACCTGTTGCTCTAACAGTCCTCTTTGCAATCCAATATATCATATCAAAGATTCTCCAGTTGGAGGCAACAAAGACATGTTTATTCAATGTTTTCTCAGTATGTAATTTCTTTGGTGTATTAAGATACTTTGAGTCCTCAAGAAGTGTCTCAACTATATTCTCTGCTTCTACCTTGTTGTCAAATAAAGTCTTAGTGTTACCAAAGATACTAAGCACTTCATTCTTTAGAAACTCATCAGACACACACTTAACAGTGTATGCTTCTACATTACCTGCTCTTACTCTATCACTAATAGTATATGCTCTTAACTTATAGGTTGCTTTCTTGTGTATAGTCTCAAGTTTTAACTCCCATATCTCACTACCATTAAGGGTACTAATTAATCCACTAGCATCTTCAAGAACAAACTCACCTTCTAAAGTTGCTTGGCCAATACTCTCTGTAATAAATGCAGCTTTAACTAATAGAGCAAGGTCATTACTACCTTCTTTATTCTCAACATATGTTCCATCACGTTTGATCTTAAGACCAATCTTGACATCAGATGCATCTACCCTTCTCATTGCCATAATTTATTTCCAGATACTGTTGTAGGATTGTAATTGATCGACCAAAGATTCTCTCTTGGTACCACTACCAAGCACCAATGGTTTCTTACTGTTTGCTGCACCAGTAGCACCTGCAACAGTCTTCTGACTAGCAGCACTTAATGCTGCAACTTTTGCTTCAGCAGCAGCTGCTTGCTCTTGAGCAGCTTGAAGAGCTTGCATTGCTGCTTCTTGTTTTTCTTTTTTAGACTGTCCTTTAAGACCTCTTACTGCATCAGTTGCCTTAGACATCACACTTGATGCAGTTGAACTAATCTTACTCCATGCTGCTTGCCCTCCTCTCTTAGCAAGACTAGCACCCTTCCTAATCATACCACCCAAGAACATTGGTTGTGGTACATGCAACTGAGGTTTCTGTTGATAGATACCACCCTCAGACATCATGTTAATGACAGGTGACAATGTAGGTTGGAAAAGACCACCCTTATCAAACATCTCACCTTCAAATATTGAATACCCTTCGCCTGGTTTAATACCTCTAATCTCTAAGTCTTTTTTATGTGCATCTCTCTTCTTCTTAGAAGTTGCTTTCTGTGCATCAGATGCTTTAAGAATAGGGAATAAAATGTCATTATCTAGTCCAGTCATCCGATAATATACCTGCATGATATTATATGCTTGTCCAGTAGCTTGCTTCAACGAATCTATAAGTTGCTGCTGATGTTCCATCAGGTCAGGGACACCAATTGATCCCATAATTGATTTAAACTTCTTGAAAGATTTTTCCGTATCTATCACACCGTTGACCGTTACAGTCTTCTCTATAAATTCTTTCTGACCATAGACTAACTGCTCTGGATTTATTTGTCCTATCTGATATCCTTCCTTACCATAGTGAGACTTATCAAAGTTTTTAATCCTACCAGTGTTTTGATTCTTCATCTTACCACCAGCATCAAACTCAGGTAAGTAAGTATTGATATTAATTGGACCGCCTTCTGCTCTACCAGGTACTTTGAATCCTGCACTAGAAGCTTGCCTCATCCTCCGACCTGTTAGACCAGAGTCTTTCCTTGTAGCAGGAGTATCAAATGGTACTACAAATCCACCACCATGAGATCTCTGTGCAACATACTCTGTGCCATGACCTATAAATGCTGTGCTCCTACCACCATCAAGTGATACAGGATAACCTGACTGTGGTCCATGTATCCATCCACCTTTAGCTTTCTTAGGTAGTTTGCGATACTTGTCTTCAAGTTCTTCTAGCCTTGTATTGTCCTTGTCGAATTCGGGATCGCCATGTGTTTTTCCCTCATTTTCAAGACTCTCCAGCCTATCTCTAAGATTAGACATTTCAATAGCATCATCTCTTGATACTGGATTTCCATTGATGGTGGTACCACCCCCACCATCATCCTCATCATCACCCTTAAGCTTATCATTGAGCATCATACCAGCACCAATGATCAACCCAATGACACCTAACCTCTTGATCATTTTCTTCGAGGTCATCTTCAACCCTTTAGCAAACACCTTAAGGAGTTTCCTTAAGTCTTTCACTAGCTTCATAGGATTCTTCAGCCATCGTATGGCTATGAAGAGTCCAGCAAAGTTAGTAATCATCTGGAAGAGACCTACTATCTTCTCCCACCAGTTACCTTCAATTAATTTTCGTAATCCTTCTAGTCCTCCTATTACTCTATCAGTAAGGAACTTTGCTACAAACCCAAAGAATTTTACCATCCCCTCTACGATATTCTTTAACGCTTCTGTATTCTTGGGGTTGGCCAACCATTTCATCACTGGACCAGCGATGGCAAGTACTATAATATCTTTGAATACACCTAGGAGATTCTCCAACCAACCAGCTTGAGGTTTCTCTGGTGCTTCGTCACCTCCTTCTCCTTCAGGGACAGGAGTAGCACCCTCTGACTGATTGAACGTTGGTTTGAACTCTACCTTCGCACCTTTACTTAACTTCTTAAATGCATCGAGCTGAATATTCTTAGTATCCATCAAGATTTTGGCAATCGAATTCCATGTCTTGTTTAAATCATTCGTTGCCTTAATATTAATATTGATTGACTTTATTGTTGCTGCCTGATCACCTTGCTCCTTAGCAGGTCCAACTACCTTCGCAAAGTTTATTTTTCCACCTTTCTTAACTGCTGATGCCATTAGACTTTATCAAGTAGGGGTGAGCGTTGACCTTGTATTACTTCCTGACTACTATTTATTGGCATGGGCAAGAAGATTGGAATTGTATTAGTAATAGGGAAAGCAAATGGAGTTGCATCCTCATCCTCTTCCAATGCATTTGATTCTGACATAGAAGTTAACGCACCACCTGATGCCATCTCAGGTATCCTAGTGAATGGTCCACCTTGTGAAAACTCATCACCACCACCTTCAATAAATTTATCACCAGAGATAACATTATCTTCATTGACCTCCCAACCTGAAGTATCAGTACCTCCACCAGGAGTTGTAGTATCTTCCTCTCCACCTTCAACTTTATCCTTCTTATTACCTCCTCCAAACCAACCCATGATCTGACTTAAGTCAGGTAGTTTCTTAAAGAGAGCATCCATCTTACCTTTGAGACCACCCAGACCTAGTTTCTCAATCATAGCATCTTCACCTGCCTTGAGGTCTGCTTCTGGGAAGAAGTCAGGCAGCAAGTCTCTTGCAAACATGTAGGCATCCAAACCAAGAGATATTTTAGGACCAGGGAGAAAACCTGGACCTATAGGAGGTGGTAAACCAGACAAGTCTAAGATACCAGACGCACCTTCAATAAGACCACCAATAGTATCCCCCTGAGCAAATCTATCATAGGCAAACACCATGTTAACAATACCACCAATGATATCAATTGCTTTCGGTCCTATCTCTTTCAACACTGGACCTAAACTAAAGATACCTTTAGCACCTTTCTTCTTCAGGAGTTTCATTATCCATTCAAAGCCAGGTATCTTTCTCAATAATTTGGTGATTGTATCACCGACACCAGTCATCCTCTTCATCAAAGGATCTAAATGCTTCTTAGCAGGCTTTAGAACCTTCTCAATCATTATCTCTTTGGCTCTGCTACCAGCCTTCTTAATCCAGTTACCCAGATCACCCCACTTAGAATTCAATCTCTTCTGTAAGTTTTTACCATACTTCTGTGCCTCAGCCCACTTACTTGTTACTTGCTTTCCAGCCCAATCAATACCAGACTGAATATTCTTACCAATACCACTAAAGAAATTACCTATCCCCTTCTTTGCATCCCCAACATCTACCTTGGGCAGGAGGTTTTTTAATTTCTTTGGATCTAAAAACTTACCTACATTATCAATTGCACCAGTAACTTGCTTACCAATCTTAGTATCTGCTAACTTTTTAGTTACCTTACCTGCACCCTCCATTATATCATCTATCTTGGATGCTTTCTTAGCATCCTTCGCCTTATCTACTCCCTTAATTGCATCCTTAGTCTTATCTACTGCTTGAACACCCTTTTGTCCTACCTTTCCAGCCTTCTTCCTCCACCAGTTTTGGAATTTTTTTGCCAGCTCAATAACTTTCTCAACCAAACCAGCTAGGTTTTGACACAGTGCGATGATACCCATCATCAAACCGAAAGGATTCATTAGAGCTGCTAGCCCTAGGAATCCCATCAGCATCTGGCCAAATCCTTTTAACCTCTCCCAAAATGGTGCGTTAGAATCAAATACCTTACCCATACCGCCGAGAAGATTCTCGACAGATCCCTTAACCCAACCAGCAAAGAACTTAAAGACCTTACCTGTAGTTTCAATTGCCCACTGTACTGTCTTAGCATTCTTAGGGTCTTTCATGAAGTCAAAGACCGCCTTAGTAATCACTAAGGTGATCAAATCTTTCATAAAGTTTGCTAATGGGCCAAAGACTTTCTCCATCCAAGTCATTGCTCCCTTGGATGTCTTCGTATCTTTTAAGTCTTTATTCTTACCTTCGTTAATGTTACCTTTCGGTGGACCCTCAGGTAATATCTTTCCTTCCTGTAAATTCTCAGCAGCTTTATCTTTCTCTAAGCGTGCTAACTTCTTCTTTTTCTTCTCTTGATACTTTTGAAATGATACCGTTGCACCAGCAATGGATTTCATTTCCAGTATAATCTTACCAATACTATTACTAATTACTCCTGACTGATTAATAGCAAGAGTTTTCTGGCTATGAGCAGCTAGAACCCCTTTTCCTTTAAGAGGTTTGGCAGGTTTATATAGTACTAACTTAGCCATTAGATGCTTGTTTGTCCTTGTAGCGTCTTTCCTCTTCCTTGAGGAATTTTATGAGTAGATGAACATAGATTTCCTTTTCAAATGGTATAAGGTTGTCTATGTATTCCATGTTCCACTTATGATGATGCATCAAAGCAAAGTTTGATTCATAATATGTCTTTAGGTCCCCGTGTAGGAGGACTACTCGAAAAAAGAGCTTAGTCCCTCCAATGTGACCTCATTCTCTACACCAGTGTTAGGATTTAATACCTTAATAGTATGAGATAACTTAGGCATAGTCTCAAAGAATGTTTGTATCTTTTTAAACTGTCCTGAGTTCATATCATCAAAGAATGCTAGGAGTTCTTTCTTAGAAGAGTCTTTGCAATCATATACTTGTTCGCTATCAGCAATAGTTTCAACACATGCTGCTGCCATTTCAAAAACTTGATCCACACCAGGATCATCACCAACAAGATTAAGTTTAACAAACATATCAAAGGATGGATAACCCATAGTGATAATGATATCATCACTGAGTTTTATCTCTCTTTTATGATCGGGACTCTTTGTTATTTCAATATCATCTAGTGGTATTGATACAGGAACCTGTGTCTCATTATCATCTGGACAAGTAATGTTTACATCAACATTCTCACCCACAGATCTCGTCCTGATTTTAAGGAAGAGATATTCAATATCAAAGGTTGCAAGATCTTTTAGTGACCTGAGATTAGTACATGAGGTAAGGATATTCTTGACTGCATCAATCATATCTTTCTGCTCACCACTTTCCATTGCTAGGTAGAGAAGTTTCTCTTCCTTGACCAGGAAAGGTCTATACTTTACATTCTTTCCACTGCTAGGCAGCTTGAGATTATACTCAGGGACGTTTAACTTAGGTAATGCCATAGAATTCACTTCAGTACAGTTATTTAGTCAAAAACCCTAGGGGTCAAAAAATGTGCCGAGATTTTTTTGCGACTTCTGGGGAACTAAAAGTCGATTTAGGGTAGGCCGAATTGATTAACAGGATCCATACTAGATGCTGAGTCAAACTTATCATCAACATAAAATCTATACCTCTCGTAATAAAATCCAACTGAGAGTGTGATAGTTTGTGCTGTCTCGTTAGTTAATGATATCGATCCAATGTTGAATGGGAATACATTTCTCATGTCATATATTCCTACCAACTGGTCTGCCTTATAAGAAGGTACTTGCTCTAACTTTATACCTAATGATTTAATATGCTCAAGGAATTTCTGGGTGTAAGGTACCTTCAATCCTCCACCTCTTTCCCACTTAAAAACTTTTAGACTAGGGCAAACATAACTGTCATAGTAATCTGTCATCTGATTAGCATCACTAGACATCAACTGGATCCATCTCTCAAAGATGTTACGAGTTGCATGTGACCTAGGTAGTAAGAAATCTATTTGAATTTGACTGAATGTAGATGATGTAGCATAGTTATATGCTGATCCAATATTAGTAATGGCAGAGGTTGTTACCTGTCTACTAGGTAAGTTAACAGTTGATGCATAGAAATTTAAGAGGTTAGCATTGTCACCAATCTCTAAAGTAAAATTCTTTCCACCATAATATGATACTCTATCTGATGTTGACCCACCACCTCCACCAAAGATAACTGGTGTTGAAAATTGTACAGAGTATCTATTGCTATACGAAGGAGCATTCTTATTATTCTTTGACCATCCTATCAGTTGGTTCAAAGATGCTCTCGGTGTATATCGAGACCTCTCTTTAAAGTTTTGTACTACCATTATACTTTGAGTTCTTTTTCAGTAATCAATTCAAATCCCCACCCGTTTGCTTTACAAAATTTCTGAGCCGCTTTCCACTTAGCATGGTTGACACTATATGTAACAACCTCTCTAATATATTTTTTATTAATTTTCTTTTGCGTCTTAGGTTCTTTTGTTTGATACAAAGGTTTAACTTCAACTAAAGATTTTTTCCCCTTCACTTTGACATAAAAATCTGGGAAATATCTGTGACGTTTACCATCAACAGGAGATATATAAGGTATTGCAATCTCTTCACTAGCCCACTCTTGTACAGATGTAGATGTGTCTGCCCACACCATGAATTTGTACTCCCAAGAAGACCTGTAAATAATATTCGTAGGGTCACCCTTATACTTCCTTGGAAATCTAGGAGTGAATTTACCCTGATACCTCATAAATAGACATAGCAAAGTAAAAGTATTTAGGTACAAGACCGAGCATGGCATTAACATATCCCATAAGAGTACCAGTTGAAGGTAAAAATGAACATGGTGTTGAAGGAAGCACTGGGTCTGTTGACTACTTAAAACTACAACGATTCGCAATCGATTACGAGAAGTCACCAGCAGGATACGGTGGTCAAAACTTACCTGGATCAAAAGCAGCAACCAAAATTAAAGGTGAGCCAGTTTACATGGCAATGCCAGCAGCATTATCAGCAGCATACGCAGCACAATATCAAACTGTTGATGTAGGACAAGGTGGTGTGATGGCACTGCAAATGGCTGGGACAGCAATGGGTGAAGGAGATTCTAAAACTAAAGCAGAGTCAATGACTAGCAGCATTCAAGCTGCTGCTTCAAGTATGTTTCCAGAGATAGCATTCAATAAAGGTACCTCTCTAGCAGCAGGTCTTATGAATCAAGCTGGATTAAATACACAGTTGGATGGTAAATCTGCAATGGCATTAACGAAAGGAAAGATAGTTAACCCTTTCACTGAGCAAGTCTTTAATGGTGTGCCATTTAGAAACCATTCTTTCTCTTGGAAGATGTTTGCTCGTAACTATAAAGAAGCACAAAGAATACTAGCAATCATTCAGACTATAAAGATGGGTGTGCTACCTCAGTTTGGTAATGCTCCACCACCTACAGTTGCAGAGGGTGAAAATAAAAACTGGACTTATAAAGATGGTATGTTAACTATCACTAAACCAGTTGAGGGTGATAGTAATGAAACAAAATCAGAAGTACAAGCAACAACCACAGTAAATCTACAAGGTAGATACCTTAAGACACCTGATAGATTTAACTTAGAATTTGTAAGACTTGATCAAAATGGTACGGGACTCAGAAAGATTCCACACTACAGATTCCACCCATGTATTTGTAATTCATTCAATGTAAACTACACACCTGATGGTCAGTATGTTTCATTCAAAGATGCAATAGCAAAATTTAATAACAATAATACTACACCACTACCACAAATGATGGTACCCGCAGTGCAGATTGACATCTCATTCGCAGAGACTAAGATACTCACAACAGCAGACGCAGCAGCAGGATTCTAATGGCATTCTTTTCTAACCTACCTAATGTATTTGTCGGAGTTGAAGGTGCCGATGAAATTATATCTTATAAAAAGGTAAAAAATATCTTCAGAAGAGTGATAGTTCAAGAGGAACTTCAGAAGTTTAGTAATGAATTTGAATCATATTATATTCGTGAAGGTGAAAGACCTGACATGATTGCTAACACCTACTATGGTACACCAGACTTAGATTGGGTTATACTTCTCACAAATAATATCATTGACCCTTATGAAGGATGGCCAAAAGATATTCATACTCTAAGAGAGGTAGCACTAAAGAAATATATAAACATCGATGGAGTCCATCACTGGGAAACCAAAGAGGTTAAAGATGGTGACATCCTTGTAACACCTAAAGGTGTTGAGGTTAATGAAACATACAGAGCAACGGTAGGTGGCAACACTCTATCTAAAGCACTGTCAATATATCCTGTGACTAACATGGAGCATGAGACATATCTTAATGAAGTAAAAAGATTGATTGCTCTACCTAGTGTAACTCTAATAGAATTCTTTGAAGATAACTTCTCCGACTTAGTAGACTACGAACCAAACAAAGAAGTAGATAGGAATGGTGATAAGAAAACTATTAACTCATTCGCATCTCGCTTCTTAGATAGAGCAGACTACAGGAGATCAGCACCAACAACAGTCTCAAGGACTGGTGAAGCTACTGGTGCTAATGTCACGTTTGATAACGGTCCTAGTTCTACTACTGCAACTGCTGGTGTAGTATCTAAAACCTAAACTGATATTACTTTATTAATTTCTGGAAACTTTTCCTTAAGCATACGTTCAATACCCATCGTTAATGTTTGGGCACTCATTGAGCAGCCTGCACAAGCACCAAGCATTCTTACCATGACTACTGGACCTTCCTTAAGGTAATCGATAGCAACATACTCAAGGTACCCTCCATCTGCTTCGATGTAAGGACGTATCTCATTGAGCACGTTGTTGACATTCAAATCGTTGAGTTCTAACCCTGCCATATCATATCAGGCATTGCCTGTGGTTGTTGTCTTCCGACAGTAAACATTAGGATAAAGTATCCAAAGAACCAGATGAGATTAAAAATCCATGCTTGTCTGTAGAGATACTTTCGTATTCCCATAGACATTATAACACGTTTTACATCCTCTGGGTTATCTTCGTTACCTCTTGCTCGGAAGATTTGTTCAATAATTACTGCAACGATTGTGCCTATCACTAGAGGATAGAATACAAAGTTTGCAAAAGACATGATGCCAATTAGGAATGCCATAATTCTTCTAGTGAAAAGAGACTGTAAAGTGCAAGGTTATTATACTCCATGAGTTCGTCTGCTTCTGTGTCCTCTTGACGATTAACAATAGCAACTACTCGGTCAACTATATATCCAGCGTCCCTTAATTTTTGTGCTGCCTTGATTGCCGAACCTCCTGTCGTAACTACATCCTCAAGCACAACAACCTTGCTACCCACTGGAGGTAGTGGTCCTTCTATCCATGCTTGAGTGCCATGACCTTTTGCTTCTTTCCTGACAATCAATCCATCAACTGTGCGTTCATCCATTGCTGCTGCCATAGCAACACCACTTACTAATGGGTCAGCACCAAGAGTCAGTCCTCCTACTGCTGCTACATCATCTTCAAGAAACTCTAGCATCATACAACTGACATAAAATAACCCTCTACAGTGGAGGGTGACAGGTTTGCAGTTAACATAATGCTCACTGGTTTTGCCAGAGGAAAGTTTAAATTCACCCTTGCGGTATGCTCTTTCCTTCAGCAACTTTAATAATTCTTCTCTCATTGATCAGTTATACCATATTTTGATAGGTCATACTTTGCCATCTTTAATGGCTCATGTTTAACTACAGGTGGTTTACCTATTATATCCTC